CTTGATACGTGTATCAACTAAATCCTTGATTTCTTGCGGTTGCGCAGTCAAGTCAATCAATACACGGTTACGCTCATAATCGTCTTTAACACGATGCTCAACCTCATTATGGTCAACCCACCGTTGCAACATCATATTGTTCCAGTTGAAGCCTTGCTTATGTCTATCAGCATACGCTTCAGTCAAGCCAACTTTATTCTTAGTACCTTTTTCACGCACACCGGGATAAGCACTGAACACATTGTCACTACTATCACCACGCATACATTTCATAAACAGATGCCATTGTGGGTCACCGAGAAGCTTGGGTTCTTTAGTTTTCTTGTCTTTAACTACTTTACCCTTATCATCAAAGTAACCTTCAAGTGTAATTAGTTGACCAGCTACACCATTATATTGTTTGACATTTTCATTGATAAGTTGAACATAGTCGGTATCGCTACTGATGATAAAATGTTCATCATCAGGATGCAAGTGAATGAAGCGGGCAATCAAGTCATCGGCCTCAGCACGTTCATGCCTCAATACAGATACGTTTGTTTTTTCTTTAAGAAACGTAGTAAACTTTTCATACGTATCCCAGAACATTTCATTTTCTTCACGTTCTGCTTCAGTTTGAGATAGTGCATCAACTACACGATTTTTCTTGTAGGGTTCGTAATGATCTTTGCGCCAGCTACGGCCCTCCAAACAAAATACTACGTGATCAATTCCAAACTTACGCACCATTTGATTGACTGATGCAAGTGTAAGATGTAGTGCCATGCCCACCTTTTCCCAAGGATCACTGTTACGTGAGGCAACGTGACGGGCACGAAAGAATGTGTTAGCTGTGTCGATTAGTGCGTATTTCATATGTTTATTATATACTACTATTTAGATTATTTCAATTGTATTTGGGCAGTTGACAATCGTGCAAACACATCGTCACCAAACACCCAACCTTCGGGCATACTAGTCTGCATATCTAATTCATTGTCAAGCAATGTAGCTTCTTCATTAGTAATCAACACAATAGCCAAATTGTTTTTAATCATTTGTGCTACTTCAGTTACACTACGCTTTTCCAGAGTCATGGTAACCGCTTGATTGTAAATCATAATACAAGGAACAATATGTTCACGGTATGTATTTTCTTTGGTGCGCTTAACTGATTCGCCGATAGTAATCAAATGGTCGATGCTATCACCTTCAAGTAAGGCACGAGTATTTTCTAGACCAAACCCATCTTCATTATCGATAAAGTATTTGAAACGTTTTGCGATTTTCTCAAAGATGTTACGTTCGGATACTTCACGTGGAATAGGCTTGATAGCTTGACCACGTACCTTGCGTACAATGGTTTCAATAGCTTCAATGGTACCAACAATGATCCAAAAGTTTTCTAGTACATCACCGTCAAAGTTAATGTTAATAAAATCTTTAGCATCTTTTCTAGTCGGGGAACGTTTACCAATTTTTTCAGTAAAGCCTTGAGATAAAATGCGGCTACGCATTTCGGCTACGTCTTCTGGACGGGCCAACCAACCTACAGTATAGTGGTTCTTTTTAATCTCACACTTTACACCGTTGTTTGTATACAACACACAGTTGTTTTGTTCTTCATATACCCGTTCGGTATACCCACGTTCTTCACATGAGTTTTTAAAGAGATTGAACGATATAGCTGCCATTTGTAATCCGTTATATGATTTAATAGATTAATTATAGCAGAATATGGATTTATTGTCAACCTTTTTGTGCTTTTTCAATAAATTCCCAATATTCGGGCATTGACGGGTCTCGGAGTTTGTTACCCTTAAAAGCTACCCAAATTTCAGTTTTCTTGCCTGTCTTATAATTAGTAACTTTAGTTGTTTTTGTTTTAACTAATCCACTAGGAGTATGGTCTTCAAATGCCCAATTATTACTAGGTATGATACATGCTCCTAAATAATTATCATTATCTGTATATTCTACTTTGTAGATACCTAGTTTTGCATAGTTATCAAAATCATCATAACTAGCCCAACATAAAAAGTGATCATGGTCACTACAATACAACGCATAATTATATGCATCTTTGTATGACGTTTTTAAAATCAATGAACAATTTACATGCTGTTTATTGCGTACTAAGGCATTATGTACATTAATTTCTACTTTATTCATCAACTTACCTCTGTGCGACCACCACCCAAGTTCTTGGTCCTTACCACTCGTAAGTCACGGTTCGTAGGATCAGCTTGTTGTTGCTCATAGACTTCTAATGCAATATTTCTACAGACCGTTTGAAACCACCGATCAACTATTACATCATCTGTATCTGAATCTTTTTGTTTATAACCAGCACGAATCAAATTTATAATAAACTTGTCATTCCAATCTAATTCAAATGCACCGTTGTTAACATCAGCTGGATCAATTTCCAAACTTAATATGTTAATGTATGGCTCACCTGCAGCCGTTGCTTTTTCTTTAGCAGTAAGCTCGGCTACCACTTTCTTTTCTTTAACTTTTTTTGGTGCAGGTTCCTTGATAGGTTCCGGCTTTTTAAATAAGTTTTTTAATTTTTCAAACATTTATATCTCTCTAATAATTTAAAGCTAGCAAGATTCTTTGCTTTCGACTCACACATCATATCAAAATTATCAATGAAAGTCAATGCCCAATCGTTCACTGCATCGTTCCAATAGTAATCACTATGTGCCCGAAGCTTTTGTTTACTGTATCCTGCTAGAATCAACGCATCATGGGCGGGACGTTCATTACGGGAGTGTTCAACAAGACAATCTTCCCTAGAAACACTGTAATGGAGAGTAGGGCGAATGCCGCGCCAACTATCAATAACCTTTTTAACAAGATCACTATTACAGTCAATATAGGTTCCCTCACGTATCCAATGATGGTGAATGTCCATGACCGTAGGTACGAGGTCAGATAATGATAAGCAGTCAGTAAGTCCATGTGTGTATTCCTCATTCTCTAATGTAAGTGTGTTTCTCGCTTCTGGCGACAATCTGTTGTACACATCCCTGATGCCTTGTGGGCCTCTACGACCTGAAATATGTACGTTTACTTTGAAGTCCTGAAATGTCTTGCCATAGCCCATCCATCGAACCATGTCACAATGATATTCAAATTCTTCAATACTCTTATTTACTACCTCGTCACGGTCACTCGCTAAAACTACGAATTGGTCAGGGTGAAAGCTAAGACGAACATCATTGGCACGTGCAGTTTCACCGATCGGCGCCATCCAGCGTTCAAGTGAATTCTGAACATCAGTTGAATGCCAGAAGTCTTTGTATTCATCCATTGTGTAGAAACTAAGCATGTCACTAGTCAAGCGCAACATACGCAATTCTGGCTCAAGTGTAGCAACTCGTTTGACCAGTGCATGTGTATTGAGAATATTACGTTTAGCAACATCCATAATCTTTTCTTCTACAACATCACGCTTATTACGCTTTGCCCATGCTTGTGTAGTGCCACCTGTGTTAAGGCCCTCAGTGGAAACAATCTCGCCTTTTTTGTTAATTTCTGCCCATTTACAAGCAAAACCGATACGTTTAGTGTTAGCGTCAAAAGAGTGCATAAGAATAGAAAGTGATAAATAATAAGATATAGTGTAACATGTTTACGCAATAAAGTCAACTATTTACGGATACCATTATGAGAATTACTGAAATTTTAACTGAATCAAGCAACATGTGCCCGCATTGTGGCAAGAATCCATGTGAATGTGAGCATGTTGAGGAAGGCGAAAACTGGTCAAAGCATAATAACAAACGTGTTGGTGGCATGAGTAAAAAGAGTGTAGCCAGCTACCGTCGTAGTCATCCTGGCAGTAAGATTCAAACTGCTGTTACTACTAAACCTAGCAAACTTAAAAAGGGCAGTAAAGCCGCTAAACGCCGTAAATCATTCTGTGCAAGGATGAAGGGTATGAAGAAAAGTAGAACCAGCGCCAAGACAGCGAGAGATCCAAATAGTAACATTAACAAGAGTTTGCGTAGATGGAACTGTGAATCTATTGAGCAAATGCAAGAATTAGTAATGATTGCAGAACAGTTCTTAGCTAAGAAACGCAATCAAATTTAATTCTCGTAACTTATTCAATAAATTTTCTTCGGTAAGTTCAATCATTGAATCCAACCTTCGCATAAGTTTGTATCCACCTTTGGCTTTAGTCATGTTTGTAGTTAGATTTGATGTAAGCCAACTTTTTGTAATAATATCAAAAACCATTTCGTTAGGAGTTACTCCTAAGCAAAAAACATAATCATAATCTTTATCTTTATCAATCGCATTTAATTGGAAATAATCATTAGTATCCAGTGTCGCTAGTTTGTGTTCAAGCTTGACTCCTAATTTAATTATTTTAATATCAAAATCTCCCCTCCCACCGTTTACCACTTCAGATTCAAAGCCCATTCTATTTAATAAATGGGTAGTAAACGCTTCACCAAACTTACCTTTTGAAGTAGTAGATGCAGTTTTAATAGATTCATACTTAGAGTTCTTCCATCTGTCAGCGGTTTCTAAATGAACACTTGAAGTGTTAAAACATTCTTCTAATAAGTTTGACGACATAATATTCCCTTTAGTTTACTTTCAATAATTGTTCTATTGTATATAGATTACGCATATAATTTGATACATCTTCTAATACCGAGCTAGGCAAATCACCATTTCGTCTTGGCCCATATTTCACATCAAAGTCACAGTCATTTACTAATTGAAACTTATTTACAATCTCGTTAACAGTATATCCGACACCGTGACCCAAACATTCTATACTATTACTTGGCTTTTCAATTGCTTGTTTTAATGCATCACAAATCTCATTGACATGAACATAATCACGCACACATGTACCGTCAACACTTTGTTCGTAGTCATTGCCGTATATAGTAAACTCACCTGTTTCTTTAGCCTTCATTAGATTGTACATTAATCCATCGGGGTTAGTGGGAGCAAAGCCTTCGCTTCCAATAACATTATAAAATCTAAAGATTGTATATGGGGTTGGACGATGGGTTGTACAAAATTCTTTCACTACATCTTCTGCCGCTCGTTTGCTGATACCATAAGCACTAGAACAATCTTGTGCGGCACCAGTACTTGCAAATATGAAGTTCTTTGTTTTAATCTTGTTTACTACATTCATTGTACCATTCAAGTTAGTAATATAATAACTAATTGGCTTTTGTTCACTTTCACCTACACGAACTAGTGCAGCCAAGTGAATAACTGTATCAAATTCTTCTTCAATATTGAAGGGTTGGTTAATACTGACTTGCATAAAGTTAGCCATCTCAAATTGAGGGGGACGAACGTCCAATCCGTAGATATCATATTCATTCTCAAGCATTTTGCAGAGATGGCTACCAATGTAGCCTGAGCTACCTGTGATTAAAACTTTTTTCTTTACCATGTAAATAAACTTTCTGTTTGTTCATGCGGTTCAAATGCAGGATCTTTAGTTAAATATGTATCTTCATCAGTATAGATGATACGAAATTTATGTTTATTTGTCAACACGCTACGAATATCATCTATACAAATAATTTTACGACCTAAACCGCTTATGTAATCTTGTACTTTCACTGTGGATTCATTACAAATTTTTGCAGTGTTACTATTTGATTGTTTTGTTTCAAACACATTAAAGCAAGTATTCCATTTATGAAATACAGTTGCTTCTTGTTGTTTAGCATGTTCCAATGAACCCAAGTTATACCATGTTTCTGGTTTCTCAAAACTATCATATAACTCTTGTGCCCTCTTAGCCATGTCTTTCTTTGTACATTTGTAAAAGAAATCTTCGTTGAAGTTTTTAGTCCATCGTTGATTTTCTAATACTAATGTAGGTAATTGAATGTGTTGTTCGTAGAACGCCATGCCATAACTCTCAACTACACTAGGATTAAATGCGATACGGCTTGATTTGATGAAGTCAACTTTCTCTTGACCTACAATACTAGCACGAACATCCCATACAGCACCAATCTTTGCTAGACGGTCTTCAAACTTCTTAACACCATTGGGACTAGTCATTACTTTAGCAGGTAATTTTGTTTGTTCAATCAAATCAATAAACAACTCAGGGTTCTTTCCCTCTTCCCATCTACCTACAAACAATATACCTTCACGTGGACCGTGATATTCTTCTAATAATGATTTCTCTGTAATAGGAATAGGAAGATGATAGGATGATTCGTCTAAGTGCAGTTGATTGAATTTACTTTGAGTCCCTATATCAATATTCGTTGTGCTTAACTGTTGACGCATCATCACATTGGTATTGTTTAAAAAGGGATTTTTAGTATCGTTAAAGATTTGACTTTCTAAGTGTGTGTAAGCAATGATCTGAATGCAATCTTCAAGACCCATAGTACTAGCCACTTGAACAGTCTCGTAGGTGTTACAAATTAAAGCATCATATAAATTACTACTCAATGCTTTAATAATGCTATTACGAAAGTTAGCCATACGTTCATAGCAGAATGTGTCTCCATACATAAAGATATTGCTATGATCAGTATATCGTAATGATTCTGTTGGTGCTATGATATTAGCCGGAATAGATTTAACAAACTCACTGTCTTGCGGTTCTTTGTCAGTAATAATATCAACTTTAATATTATGACTATCCATCAACTCACAAAAACTTTTTGTAAATTGACCAATACCACCGTGAGGTATAAGTGTTTGATAGCTTACTAAAAATCCAATGCGTTTATCGTATGTTCTCATTTTGTTTCATCTACTACTGGCACATCACGCCATTCTGTCCATTCCAGTTTTCTAATATAGTCACTCGTTCTAGGATTTACTGCACTATAATCAGAAACTTCAATCTGTGTTCTATATTGTAACACTTTTTCAGGTCCATCCCAACCAGGACGGACAAGATATCTTAACTCATACATGTATTTACCTCGTTAACTTCCATATAATATGGGTATTCTTTTCGTGCCATCTATACTCAAAAATAGATTCACCCGGTCCAGTCCACATAGCAGTTAGTCTATAGGCCTTCTTCAACCAGATACGCTTCCCTGATAAGTTACATGTTTTAGGTAACCAAGCAAACTTAAGTTCTGCACCTAAGTATCTGTTACGATAAAAATCCTCGTATGTAGTATGGCCCATACTATCTAATGGCATTAGAATAAATCTACCTTTTCCCATGGCAAGTCAGGCTTACCAAAGTGACCATAGTTAGTTGTGCTACTATAGATTGGCCTAAACAAATCAAAACGATCAATGATACCTTTAGGTGTCAAATCAACATTGTCTTGTACCCATTTTGTTAGTGTGCGACTTTGTTCAGTATGTGCAGTTTCAATGTAGAAACTCATAGGTTGTGCCATACCAATCGCATAACTAATCTGACAAGTAGCCCAGGTTGCTTGTCCGCTTGCTACAATATTTTTAGCAATATATCGCATCATGTAGGCAGCAGACCTATCCACTTTAGTAGGATCTTTGCCACTGAAGGCTCCACCACCATGAGGGCTATACCCACCATAAGTATCAACGATAATCTTACGGCCAGTAAGCCCAGTGTCACCATCAGGACCACCGATAACAAATCGACCAGTTGGGTTAATAAAGAATTCAGTTTCATTGTCTAAATATTGTTCCGGTAGTATTCCTCGAATGATATTCTCAACACCCATTCTAACAGAATTGATATCGATACCCTCACTATGTTGCGTACTACATACTACTTTGCTAATACGCTTAGGTGTATTGTCATCGTTATATTCAAATGTTACTTGACTTTTAGCATCTGGGCCTAACCATTCAACTGACCCTGACTTACGAATCTGTGTTAGTTCTTCTACAATACGATGTGCCCAATAGATAGCTGAAGGCATATATACATCTGTTTCATTACATGCATAACCAAACATCAAACCTTGATCACCTGCACCAAATGTGTCTGTACCTAACGCAATATCAGCACTCTGACCATGTAATAGATTAGTAATCTCTACTGTACGCCAATCAAAACCTAATTGCTCATAACCTACATCTTTAATAACATCACGTACCGCATTTTCTACTGCCTCATTGTGCAATACACCTTTATACTCACCTGCAACAATAACACGATTAGTAGTAACCAATGTTTCACATGCACAACGTAATGCTCGATCCTCATGTGTCATTACTAAATCTAATACTTTATCACTAATTGCATCTGCAATTTTATCAGGGTGTCCCTCCGATACGCTCTCACTTGTAAATAAATAACTCATTAATTTCCTTTATATTATTACCAACTATCAACATCGGTGATGTCCATCTTCATTGTGCTCTTTGGATCAAATTCAATTGTAACTGTGGGACCGATACCACTAAGTGAATTTTCTTTCCAAACAACTCTATCAAGGTCGTACATTTCAAACACTTCTTTTAATTTCTCAAATTGATTTCTTGTTATTACTATTTCTTTCATTATGTTCCCCATTCATTTTTGAACAACGGTACTTGCAATCTATCACTGTATCTATATCCTCGATTCATTGCTTCAATAGCTACATTCTTAGCATTTAGATTGTAAAGTGATTCTACACCACCGCATGGCATAAAGTATACTGGACCTCTAAATCCTCTGTGACGATATTCTTTAACTACCTTATCTGCTTCAAGCGCATCCTCACTCGTAGCAATAACAAACTTCAAATATACAAAGCCTATACTTTCATATTGATGAACAATCTCAGGACGAATTGCTTCTTCCCACTTCTCACCACTAATGCTTAATTTAGGACTTACACTAAATGTTAATGCATTCTTTTCTCGGTTGATCTTCCATTGTTGTAGATATACTTTAAGGTCTTGACTCAGTTCTTGTGTGCCATTAGTTTCAAATGTAATCTCTTTCAATGCCTTCATTTTTTCATGCGAAAGTAATTCTGGATACGCTCTTTGCCAACCGAGAAGAGGTTCACCACCTGTAATAACAAGATGCTCATCCATCCAACGCCCATGAGGAAGTATATCCATAATGCTACTAGCAATAGCATCGGTAGTGAGCACAGGACTAAGATGTTTAAACCTAGGGTCCCAACTTGCGTAACTATCACATCCCGTACTGACAAGCGGTAAGGATTTATAATCTGTATAATCTTCTGCTTTAATCGCAATAACATCTCTCTCACTACTAACTTCTCCCTTAGACATGCCAAATCCACCGCATGTAAAATTACATCCATATGTTCGTAAGAACACGGAGGGAACACCCATGTATCTACCCTCACCTTGAATGCTGTAAAATAACTCTGATACTTTTAAATGACTCATATTTGTT